GTCCGCAGGATGGGGATCAAGATGTTCGCATCGTAGCCCCAGAAGACGGTGATCCGTTCAAGGATTACTACTTCCACTATAACGTGGGCAACGCTAGTGGATTCTTATGTCCCAAGAAGAATTATGGCGATGACTGCCCAGTGTGTAATTTTGTCCGAGCCCTTTACGATGAGGGTACGGAAGAATCAGTAAAGATGGCGAAGTCTTTGACTGCTCGTCAGCGATTCTTTAGCCCGGTGCTCGTCCGTGGCGAAGAAAAGCAGGGAATTCGCATTTGGGGTTATGGAAAGACCGCATATGAGACCTTGCTGACCCTAGTCCTCAATCCTGATTATGGCGATATCACGGATGTTGAAGAGGGCACCGATCTCACGATCAACTATGGAAAGCCTGCAGGAGCGTCGTTCCCGCAGACTAAGATCCAACCGCGCCGCAAAACCAGCAGTCTAGTGGACTCTAAGGAGCATGCAGCTGAGTTGCTATCGAACATTCCGGCCATCGACGGTCTCTTCGAAAAGAAGACTACGGAAGAAGTAGAGGCACTCCTAGACACCTTCCTCTCCGATGATCAGGATGCTGAGGAACGTTCTAGTGAAAGTCATCGCTACAATGGAACCGAAAAAGAAACTAGCAGTGTTGATGAAGCGTTCGACCAACTGCTGAGTTAGCGCGAGTGGCCCACAGGGAGGCACAGGGTTATCAGGTGCCTCACATTTTTATATAGTGTTTTATTTGCCAGATCTAGGAGTTTTTAATGGCAAGAAGGAAAAAGACAACCGGTGCAGGAAAAATGTCTATTGCCGACATGCGCGCCATTATTAACAAGAAGGCTGGCATGGAAGTCGCCCACGACTTATCTGGCGACAACCCTACCGCCGTAAAAGATTGGATTCCCACTGGTTCAAGGTGGCTAGATTCGATCATCTGCAAGGGTCAACGTGCCGGAGTGCCAGTAGGTAAGGTTACAGAGATTGCTGGCTTAGAAGCTTCAGGAAAGTCCTTCCTAGCAGCACAAGTCGCAGCAAACGCTCAGAAGATGGGTATTGACGTTATTTACTTCGATTCAGAGTCTGCAATCGACCCCGCATTCCTTGAACGAGCCGGCTGCGATGTGGATACGCTGTTATATGTACAAGCTACATCCGTTGAGTTTGTTCTGGAGACTATTGAGGATCTTCTTTCAAACAACGAAAACCGAATGCTCTTCATTTGGGATTCACTAGCCCTTACCCCATCTATCTCTGATGTTGAGGGTGATTTCAATCCACAATCATCAATGGCAGTCAAGGCCCGAATTCTTGCAAAAGGAATGAGCAAGCTTACGGTTCCGATTGCTAACTCGCAGAGCACGTTTCTGGTCCTCAATCAGTTAAAATCTAATATTACACGATCACCGTCCGAAGCTCTTGTGACGCCCTACATGACACCCGGCGGCAAGGCGATGATTTATGCGTACTCCTTGAGAATCTGGCTCACAGGCCGTAAAGCCAAGGCTAGTTATATCACAGACGAAAAGGGTTTCCGAATTGGCTCAGAGGTAAAGGTAAAGTTGGAGAAGTCGCGTTTTGGAACACAGGGGCGACAATGCAACTTTAAGATTTTATGGGGCACAGATTCGGTAGGCGTTCAAGACAAAGAATCGTGGTTTGAGGCTATCAAGGGATCAGATCACATCAAGCAGTCTGGAGCATGGTTTACACTGGTGTATGCAGATGGAACAGAAGAAAGATTTCAAGCTTCAAAGTGGATTCAAAAACTTTCGAATGAAAAGTTTCACTCACGCGTCGAAGAGATTATGGATATCGAGGTCGTACAAAAATTTGACAGCAGAGAAGGATCTGCAGAAGATTTTTACGGTGAAAAGGACGAATAAAAAAAAGTTTGTCTTTTTTTAAAAAACCGCTTGACTAGTTATTCTATAGATGCTATATTAATAACATAAAAGGAGAAACGTTATGAAAACAAGCATTCTAATGGCTTTTGTAGCCTTAATGACTACAGGCTGTTTTTCGGCACATGCTCATGTGACCCCACCATCGGTTGTAATTACACCACCTCCGATCCCGCAGCCAGCTGTGGTTATCACCCCCGGTTCAGTGTCCATTCAGTGGCACTATGTATACATCGGAACAAGCTGGGTTCGTCGTGCAGGCCCTCCACCCCGTGGCGCGGTCTATCACGCTCACCCTAGGCACAGGCACTCTGTAATTGTACAGCGCTCGACAGCACACCGCGGTCATGTCCACCGCCCCGCACATCGAAGCTCTACTCACCGTAGTTCTGGTCACAAGCACACCCATCGTCGCTCTACTCGATAGGGCATAGGAAAGAAACAATGCGAACTCTCGCTAGTCTTATCACGTCCGCTATGCTTTTCACTGGCTGCATGTGGGAGGCCGAAGGTTCAGCCCGCGGCGGCTGGCCCGGTAACGATCACCATCACTATGATAATGGTGGCCACTCTCATACCGGAGGCGCAGCACCCTATATCTACGATATGTTTGCTGAATGCTGGCTTATGGCCGATGATGGATACTACGCTACATATGGCTGGTACTTTGAAGCAGTCATCGATTACCCGTACAATGATTTTGAACAAATCGATGAAGTATGGCTCGATGTATACGACGGCTATGGGCTGTTGTTTTCGCAGCTAATGCACGATTCAGTAGATTATGGTGGCTGGCTCAAGCCGCCAGCTGCTGCAGCTTTTGGATACAGGACTGGTCATCATGACGGTGTATTCATGTACGCTAACAGCGATCAAAACATAAACTTGAAGTGTGACGGTAGCGCAATCTACGATGTGTATATCACAGTCTATGACGTATATGGAAATTCTGACTCTGTAGTACAAAGTCTTTAAATTTTTGCTTGACAAGGACCCCTGCATTTGGTATGATATTATCAGATGTAGGGGTTTGGTTTTATGTACGCGCTTTATTCAGAAGACAGCACGGCTAGTACACTAGCTAATTCAGGACGACACCGGCGGTATATCGAGGCAGCTAGAAAAACAGCAGAAGACTCAACTTTTCCAGACTATCGCCATGGCGCTTTGCTAGTGCGAGGGGGTTCGATTCTAAACTCAGCATATAACAAAAATAGCCATATTGGATGGGCAAATCGTTTTCGGGCAAAATCCTGTGGCCACGCGACTCATCACGCTGAGTTGGGTGCCATACTGGGAATCGACAGAGCCAAGTCATCAGGTGCAGACGTATATGTGGTGAGAATAGGAAAAAATGGAGAACTAAAATTATCACAACCTTGCCTCATGTGCCAATCGGTGCTAGCACATATGGGCGTCAAAAGAGTATATTATAGCATCGATGAAAACAATCTGGGGTGCATTAAGCTATGAAAATCAAAAAAGGCGACTTGGTATTCTTCAAGCCAGAATACAATGATGACAACTGGGCAGACAGGTTAGCAGTAGTTATGTCTTTTGACGAGCCTTTGCTCTTGACATTACTATCAAAAGGTGATATAGTTAAAGCTCCAATTTACACAGTAGAGAAAGTTAAGGAGAAGTCATGAAAAATTTTGGATATGCATGCATCAACATGGGATTTTCCCAGCGACCTAAGTCCAAGAGGATTACTACTAACCGCACTATGATCAAGCGTACATTTCATGAGCGCGGGATCGAATATGCTTCGGAACTAGCGCTGCAGAATTTGCGTGATTTGCGCACAATTCTAGAGTGGAATCTAGAAAACGATATCTATTTCTATCGACTATCATCCGATATCATTCCGTGGGCTAGTGAGTACAAACTCACCGATATGCCGAACTATGGTGCAATTCATGCCGCTGCATTATCTGCTGGTAATTTTGCACGTCAACATGACATGCGCCTCACATCGCACCCCGGTCCATTCAACAAGCTGGCCTCGCCCAAAGAGCGTGTGTTTCAACTCACTAAGACTGACTTGTCGGTGCACGGCGATCTGTTTGACCTTATTGGTCTGCCTCGCACGCCGTATGCTAAGCTAAATATTCACGTCGGCGCCGCCTACGGTGACAAACCGTTTGCGCTTGACAACTTCTGTCGCAATTTTGAAAGACTGCCGGAGAATGTACGGTCACGCTTGACTGTTGAAAACGATGACAAGGAGTCGCTGTACTCAACGCTTGAGTTGTACGAAGGCGTGTACAAGCGAATCGGTATCCCTATTGTGTTTGACTATCATCATCATATGCTTCACCCCGGCGGTCAGACCGAACAGGAAGCACTAGAGCTAGCTTTGTCTACATGGGGCGACATCAAGCCTGTGGTACACTATGCTGAGTCTCGCTCACTGGAATATGACAACCCCAAGATCAAGCCCCAAGCACACTCTGACCGCGTTGTGCGGCCGTTTGATGACTACGGTCACGACCTTGACGTTATGATCGAAGCAAAGCACAAAGAACTCGCCCTCCTTCAGTATCGTGATATGTTGAGCGCGCAAGCAAGGGTGGTGGCATGATCAGGTTTATTGAAGATTTCTTGAGCAAAAGACGAGAATCCAAGCGTCAAAGTAAAATCGCACAATTGCAAAAGAAAGCAATGGAGCTTCAACGCAATGGAAATCTGCGTGAGTATGCTGTTGTTATGAAGGAAATTGAAACGTTAGAGGAACAATACAATGACTAGCATGAAGCGAGTTCTTATTGTCGATGCACTAAACATGTTCTTTAGGGCCTATATTGTAGACCCCAGCCTGTCAACTAATGGCCAACCAATTGGTGGTTTGAAAGGTTTTCTTAAGATCTTGCAGAAGCAGATCCGAGAAACTAAGCCTGATGAGGTGATCATCGCATGGGACGGCCATGGAGGTTCCAGACGCCGCAAGAGTGTAAACAAAAACTACAAAGAAGGTCGTAAGCCCATTCGCCTGAATCGCTCTATTCGCAATATGACCGAAAACGAGGAAATGGAGAATAAGGTTTGGCAGCAAACTCGTCTTTTCGACTACCTCAACGAAATGCCAATTGCGCAAGTTATGTTGCCAGAAGTCGAGGCTGATGATGTGATTGCTGCAGTCACAAATCTGGATTATTACAAGGGCTGGCAAAAGGTCATCGTTTCTAGTGACAAGGATTTCCTACAGTTGTGCGATCATGAGACAGTGTTATATCGCCCTATCCAAAAGGTGGTCATGAATCGCAATAAGGTCATTGAAGAATATGGTATTCATCCGACAAATATGGCTCTTGCTAGGGCTATCGTGGGTGATAAGTCTGACAATTTGGATGGTATCCCCGGTATTGGCTTGAAGACTGTTGCAAAGCGTTTTCCATTCATGGCTGAAAGCAAAAGCTACACGATTGACGATCTTATTAGTTTGTGTGAGAATCATGAAGATTCAAAGCTGAAGGTGTACACTTCAATTGTCGAGGGTCGTGAAGTAATTGAGCAAAATTACGGACTTATGCAGCTATATGTGCCATCACTCTCCCCGCAGGGCAAACAAAAGATAAAGTATTCTGTAGAAAAATCAGAGAAACACTTTAATCAAACAGAAATTAATGTTATGATGCTTCAGGACGGAATGGGTGTCTGGGACTGGACAACTCTTTTCACAACCATGAAGCGCATCGCCGCCAACTCCAGAGAGTAAGCCAGATGGAAGAAAAAGCAAATTTCAGCAGATATGGGAAAGAATTTCAAGAAGGCTTATGTCAGCTTATCTTGCAGGATCGCCCTTTTGCTGATAGGATTATGGAGGTGCTAGATCTTAATTTTCTAGAGATCTCTTACTTACAGACGTTTTTGAAAAAAATTATAGATTATCGCGACAAGTATGGAGTTCATCCGACTTACGGCACCATGACGACGATTTTTCGCACCGAATTAGAAGAGGAGGCGGAAATTGTACAAAAACAGGTGAGAAACTTTTTTGCAAGAATCTCCAAAAACGATGTTGATGGATCTGACTATATTAAGGAAGTATCTTTAGATTTTTGCCGAAAACAAAAACTGAAAGAGGCAATGCTTGAATCAGTAAAGTTGCTTAAAACATCATCGTATGACGAAATTTCCGCTGTAATCAACGGCGCCCTAAAGTTGGGCGCTGACAACAATTATGGTTATGATTATTTGGCTGATTTTGAAGAAAGGTTTTTGATTCAAGCTAGGAACCCTATCACGACAGGCTGGACAGAAATTGATCAAATTTGCAAGGATGGTTTAGGGTCTGGTGAGCTGGGTGTTGTGATCGCGCCGACAGGCACAGGCAAGTCAATGGTGCTAGTTCATCTGGGTGCCCAAGCCTTGCTAGCCGGCAAAACAGTCGTTCAGTATACTTTGGAACTGAGGGATACAACCATTGCGAATAGGTATGACAGTTGCATAACTGGCATTCCGTTGAGCGAGCTTTTTAATTTTAAAGAAGAGATCCTTGAGACCGTCAAAGACGTGGATGGTAAATTAATTATCAAAGAATACCCAACAAAATCAGCGTCTGTAAAAACAATCAAAAATCATCTTGAGGGCTTACGAAAACGCGATGTTAAGATTGATATGATTATCGTCGATTATGCGGATCTTTTAAGGCCAATTAGCTCTCAACGTGAGAAAAGAATGGAACTGGAATCTATTTATGAAGGACTCCGGGGAATTGCTCAAGAGTTCGACTGCGCAGTATGGACAGCCTCACAAACTAACAGAGGGGGCCTTAACGCCGAGGTGATTACGATGGAATCGATTTCAGAGGCATTTAGCAAATGTTTCGTGGCCGATTTTATCTTCTCTGTATCAAGAACAGTTCAAGATAAAACCACTAATAGTGGAAGGGTTTTTATCGCAAAAAATAGAAATGGTCCCGATGGGTTGATTTACCCTATTTACATGGACACTAGTCGTGTTAAAATCAAAGTGCACCCTAGTCAAAATGATACCATCGAAAGCGTGGTAGCAGTATCAGCAAAACAACAACAGCAGTCGCTGAAAGAAAAATATAGAAAATTTAAAAAGGAAAATTAAATATGAAAGACAACACAACAGTCAGAAAATTTCGCCTATCAGACACCTTCATCGAGCCATATACTACAGCGGAAGTGCCATGGGGTCCGCTGGGGTATGTTACATTTAAGAGGACATATGCACGAAGGCTTAGCGAGTTTGAATCGAGCGCAGAAGGTACCGAGGAATGGTACCAGACCTGCCGACGTGTCATTGAGGGCATGTTCACCATTCAGAAGCGCCATGTGTTTATGCTAGGCCTTGAATGGAACGACGCCAAAGCTCAGCGTACAGCAAAGGATGCATATGATAGGCTGTTCAATCTAAAGTGGACTCCTCCCGGCCGCGGCCTTTGGATGATGGGAACTCATTTTATTGAAAATCGGACTGGTGCTGGACTTTTTAACTGTGCTTTTCGTTCAACAAGAGATCTTTCTTCAAAGGGGGGCTATCTTTTTAAATGGATTATGGACGCTTTGATGGTGGGCATCGGTGTTGGTTTCGACACTTTGGGTGCCGACTCAGTGGTAATCAAGGAGCCAACATGGACGGATGAGGTTTGGATGGTTCCCGACTCGCGAGAGGGCTGGGTTGAGAGCGTAGCAATGTTGCTAAATGGTTACTTTTTTGGAGAAAGGGTTCCACAGTTTGACTACTCGCAAATCCGGCCTTTAGGTGCAGAGATTCGTGGCTTCGGGGGTACTTCATCCGGCCCTGATCCTCTAATCGAGCTTCATACCAACCTCAAGAATTTGTATTCATCTAAAATAGGGCAACAGATTAGTTCTGTAGATATTGTCGACACTGAGAACTTGATTGGACGCTGCGTTGTTGCGGGCAATGTTCGCCGTTCCGCTGCACTAGCCTTGGGTGGTCATGATGACATGGAATACCTGCAGATGAAAAATGACGAAGAGGCCCTATATCATCACCGTTGGGGATCAAATAATTCGTTTGTAGCTCATGTTGGCATGAATTACGATTGGCACGCTGA